AAAAATATAAAAGGAAAAAATAAAATGATTAAAGATATAAAAGTTGAAGATAAAATAATTACAATTGATGATAAAGAATATAAAGAAAGTGAATTATCACCTACAGTTAAAAACAATTTAGCTATATTAGGTGACTGTAATAACAAAAAGATATTAGCTAGTTTAGAAGTTAATAAAAATGATATCTTAATTGCTGAATATTCTAAAAGAATTAACGATGAGTTAGATATCCTGAATAAGAAAAAATAAAGGAAGTAAATGAGTATAAACGATGATATATTATCTAGAGGGCTGAAAGAACGTGCCCTTTTAAGTCTTTACGAGAAGAAACTAGATACCGATTTAACAAAAGTCATGTCATCCCATAAAAAACGATTAGTAAATTCTGCTTTGAAGAATGGTAACAAAAGTGTAAACGCTTTAAACCGTGCTTTAACTTTAGAAACAAGAAAAACTTATCGTAAGATATACAAAAATGGAATTTCAGAACTAAAGGCTTTGGCTAATACAAGTTCTAAGTTCCATAACAATACTTTAAAAGAAAGCTTAGGTAAAGTTTATAGAAGTAAAGTGTATACTGGGTTGAAAGTTAATGATTTAATTATTAATTCAGCAGGAACATACTCAGAGCAAATTGCATCTATCAGTTTAACACAACAGAGAAGAATTAAAGATGTTGTTAGAAAAGGTATGATAGATAACTTAGCTGTTAATAAAATTGCTAAGAATGTAGGTGATTCAATTGATTTACCTCGTGCTCAATTAAAAACTTTATCTAGAACTGCTATAACTGAAACATCAAGTAACGTATCTAATGCAACTTACAAGTTGAATGAAGATGTAATTGATGGATATCAATATGTAGCAACTTTAGACTCAAGAACTTCTATGATTTGTGGAAGATTAGACGGTAAGGTTTTCAGATTAGATGATAGTAGAGGTGTAAGACCTCCACAACATTTTAACTGTAGATCCACAACTGTTCCTATTGTTAAGTCTTATGAAGATTTAAATAATACTAATAGTCCTAGAATTAGTAAAAGAAAATTACAAAGAATCTCTAAAAGTAAGAGAGCATCTTTTAATGGTCAAGTACCTAGTGAAACTAATTTTGAGAAGTTTTTATCACAACAAGATGATAACTTTAAATTAACTGTATTAGGTAATAAACGTAGAGTTGAAATATATAATACTGGTAAATTAAAGTTTACACAATTTAGTACAAGAGAAGGTCAATTAGTATCAGTAAGTAGATTAGAAGAATTACTTAATGGTGTTAAACCTACTAATAAAGGTTTAGCTACAACTGTATCTACAACTGTTAATAAAAAACAGGCACCTTTATATGGTAATACTACATCTGAAGAGTTACAATTATTAAAAGATAATTATGGTAATGTAGAAGATGAGTTTACTAAAGGTTTCAGACAATTAAAGCCTTTAGATAGTATAGAGTACGGAGGTGGTCAATATTCTAAATTTAGTGATAGATTAAGAATAGGTTCTAAAGTTAATAACCTTGGTGATGATATGACTAAAACCATTAATTGGAAAACTACTGTTATTCATGAACTTGGTCATAGATATGATGATAATATTATAGATATAGTAAAATCTAATCCTGATAATTTTAAAAAACTTAGTAAAGGTTTTGTTGATTTAGAAATAAAAGAATATTCAGGTAAAACTTATATTGGTTACAAAAGTAAAAAATATAGTAAATATAGACCATTAGCTAAAAGACCTGAAACAATGTCTGAATTAGCAGTAGACTCTATGATAGATGATTATAATGATTTAACTTATAAATTAAAAGATAGAAGAAAAAATTATATTTATGAATCTCAAAAAGCTATTGAAGGTACTACTTATGAAATAGGTAGTAAGGGTTTCAATGATTATTATAAAAAATTAAATATTTCTAAAAAATCATTTTTAACAGATAATGAAATTAGGAATTATATTTATCACAATAGAAGTACTAATTATAAATATTACTTTAGAAATCTAAATTCTAAGTCAGATATAACTGATGCTGATATCTATAACTTTAAACTTAAAATAGAAAATAAAACTTTAGATAGTTCAATATTATCTACTTATGATAGAGATTTTAGAGGTGAGATGAACGATTATATAGGTTCTATAAGTTTTAATAAAATAGGTGCAGGACATAGTGATGGTTATTATAAAAAGTTTCCAGTAATAGGTAGAACACCTTCTGCTAGAGTTTTAACAGAGGGTAATAGTTCTGAGGCTTTTGCTGAATATGTAGCTATGCTTAGAAAGTATCCTGATAAAGAAATACAATCTATTAATAGAAAAATTGCTGAACATTATGCACCTAACACTACAAAAACATTTGATGAGTTAGTTAAAAGAATAGGAGAAATATATGATTAGTCCTTTTGCAAAACTTTTATCTCTAAGCGGAGGAGATGAATTAGTTGAAATAAAAATTAAATATGAAAAATTATTTAAAAGTGAATTAGATATAGAAATTATATTTATTCGTAAAGATGAAGATATATCTAATAAATTAATTAGATATTTAAAATCCGCAATTAAAAACAAAAAACCATTAACTGAAAAAGAAAAATTAATTTTCAGATCAGTTAATGCTAAAGTATAGAATTTATATTTGTTTATAAGTATAGATTCATTAATAAATATAACAAGGGCCGTGTCCCAAGGAGATAATAATGAGTGAAGAAATAAAAGTACAAGAAGACACTAAAGTAGAAGAAACTAAAGTAGATAATACAGATATCAAAAGCCTGGTTGATGCTGAAGTTTCTAAAGCTATTAAAAACATTAAATCTAATTTAGATAATGCATACAGTGAAAGAGATAATGCTCTTGCTGCTGTTGCTGAAGCTAAAAGTGAG